ACTTATCAAGTCTTAGCAAGTCTTTTCAAGTTTAAATGTTCCTAGCATAAAACTCTCACAGGATGTGAGTACACACGATATATCAGCCGCAGTTTCAGAGCAAATTGAGCTTAACAAGGAAGGAAACCAAACATTTCCAGTTAATGAGGATTTATACGAAGTAGAGGACTTTTCGGTTGGGGATATTCCTAGCCAAGAGCCTTTGGAAGATCGTGTCTTTCAGAGGAAAGGCGATGCACTCGTTGATGAGGCATCTATGTCTGAGGATGAGGATGTTAAGAAAGCTCTCCTCAAGACGTACAAAACATTACCAGAGTCGTTATGGGGATCGTCCTCAGCAAGGGCTCTGTATAATGCTAACCTAAAAAAGAAGGAGTAGTCTTATGGCTATGTTTACAGCAAACGCTACCGTCGAAGGCGTAAAGCAGTCAGCCAGTGCTGACGTAGAAATCGGCGAATCCCTGCAAGATGCAATGGAACTTTATGGAGAACCTTGCGTATGGGATCTATACAAAAGAGGTGCAACCCTTGCAATTCAGCAAAGGATTGGTGGGCACCTGCGTAGTGGAGCAGATCCAAAAAGTGTTCCCAAAGCAATGGAAGATTTTAGGCTCGACCAACGTGCGACCCGTTCCAAGAAGTCAGTTGAGGACAAGGTTACTGACCTCTTCGATGGCATGAGCAAGGAGCAAATTGCTCAAGTTCTTGTCAATGCAGGACTCTCAGGTAAATAGGAGTCTTATGAAACCGCTTGACAACAGCACACTTACCGCATATCGTGAGTGTCCTAGGAAGGCGTACTTTCGATATGTCAAGCATTGGCGCCAAGCCGGTACTGAGCCGATATATTTCTCCTTCGGCTCAGCTTGGCACGCTGGTTTAGATGCACTCTACTCAGCTTTTTACGAGGCACGTTCCGCTTCAGGCCCAACAGGATCAGAGTGGAACAGAGTGCGTCAATCCAATGAGTTTGCTAATGCTATGGCAGAAATAGCTATGTCAGCTTTTGCCACAATATGGGTAGAAGCTGGCTGGCCTTTGGAACCTACGCCAGATGAAATGGCAACGTATAAAGGTAGAACTCCTGTCAAAGCAAAGGAGATGTACTTTTATTACTACAAGGAGCTCGCAGAGCATATGAACCGTTGGAACTTAATAGCAACGGAGCAACCGTTCTGTGTACCTCTCGATTTAGAGGATGAGAAGATATTCTACTCAGGTCGGATAGACAAGGTTATCGAAGATGAGACTGGTCAACTATGGCTGTTAGAGCATAAGACCAGCACCATGTTTAGCAAGACCACAGGGTTTAGATATGATTTTGTCCAATCATTCTCTCCTAACTCTCAAATAGAAGGCTATATGTATGCTGTACTATTCATGCAACACATGAATGAACTCCCAAATGATCGTGAGTTTGGCGGAGTATATGTAGATGCCTCTCTAGTCCACAAAACTCAATTCCACTTCAAACGCATACCAATCTATTATAACGACCTGCTTGTAGCAGAGTGGTTAGACGATGTAAGATACTGGTACCAATCGTTTAGAGAATCGGAAGAGAACACGGCTTTCCCAAGAAGTCCGCACTCTTGCCAATCTAAGTTCGGTCAGTGTCCTTATATAAATTTGTGCCGAGCTAAGCCTTCACTAGCTGAGATTCCGGATGAGCCTCCGGAAGGATTTGTAATAGATGAATGGAAACCTTTCACAACGGAGGCTACTGATGGAGATTAATAATGCTAAAGATTATCAGCGAGAGCGGATGCGAATACTTGCAATCGGTCCCGCTGGTTCAGGTAAGACAACTCAACTCAGAACATTGCCTGGTAAAAAGCTCTTGTTCTGCTTTGAAGATAATGCCTTAAACTCTCTGCAAGGGGATAAAGATATAGATTATCAGTTATATCTCCCGGATGTAGTAGAGATAGCACCGAGGTCATTGTCATCTAAACAAAATGTTCGTTCAACACCGGCTACTGGCGAAAAACCAAATGCTTTCGATAATTTTGTAAGGGACTTTAATTCTCTCCTGCAAGATAGTCATAAAGCCACTTTCGCAAAGTATGATGTTATAGCAATAGATAGCCTAACATCGCTGTCTAAAGCCGTAATGGATTCAGTATTATGGTTGAACAATAGGATGGGCCAACAGCCAGCACTCGATGACTGGGCGGCTCAGTTGAATACTATCGAGAATACTATCAGGAAGATAACTTCATTACCTAAGATGGTATATATCACAGCCCATGATTCGTTAATGCAAGATGATTTAACTAAGAAAATAGTTAATGAGCTTGTACTTACCGGTCAGTTAAAGACTAGGATCCCTATGCTATTCTCAGACATCCTAAAGTTTCAATGCGAGGATGAGAAGTTCTCTATGTTGACCCAACCTGATAGGTATAACGTCAAGGTTAGAAGATCGTTACCTGACCTTGATTCTGTAGAAGATGTAACGATAAAAGACCTCAGTAAGCCGCAAGACTACGGTCTAGGTAAGCTGATGTCACGGTGATTTTCGATGGTCGAACTTCGCCAATTATTAACCCTTTACATAGGATGTAACTATGTCAGAAACTCAAGTAGATTTGAGTAGCCTCGAACTCGACGGTATCGAGGACATACAGGAGCGAAAAGCTCTCCCCGCCGGACAGTATCTTGTCCGTGTAAGCTCAGCCGAGATGATGAATTCTAAAGCAGGTAATCCAATGCTTAGAATGATTTGTGAATTTCCAGATGATCCAACTGGCTCGGATGTGTTTCACTTCCTAATGATTCCAACTAAAGACACTCCAGATGACCAGAAGCATATGAGGTTATTGGAGATAAAGCGTACGCTTTCAGCCTTTGGTTGTGATTATGGGCCGGATTTCTTTGCAGATCCCACACCACTTGTTGGTCAGGAGTGCGAGTTGTATGTCTCTGTCGAACAAGACGATCAAGGTATAGATCGTAACAGGCTAAATGCCCCTAAAATAAAATAGGGCTATCCATCGAGACACAACGAATATTTTGTGTCTCGAACCCCCACTCACATAAAGGTTAATATGCGTTACACTCAATATACGCATAAAGTTTCCATACCTATGCGTAAGGAACTTTATGAATTTCTATCCAGTTTACCTCGTGGCTCTCGTACAGACATGGGCCGAGAATTCTTTCTATATGTATCCGCTATGCTCACTAACTCAGCAGGAGAAAAATCATTTACCTTTAAGGAAGATTTAAAGAAATTATCCTTAGGAAATTATGTTATATATTTCCCAGAAGATGAGGAGGTGATCTAATGAAACTTGAGCAGTTGGAAATTAGCATTGCCAAGATGAGCGATGACGAGCTCCGAGAGTTTATCCTCGAGAACCGCAAAGCCCAGACCCGCTACAAAGAAACTATGGCAATAGCTAAGCCAAAGAAAGTAACCCTCACACCAGCTAAGTCCAAAGAAGAAGCACTTCAGGATATCCTGAAAAATGTGGACCCAGCGGTACTACAGCAAATCCTCAAAGACAAAGGAATAGTATGAAAAAACTATCTATCAAGCCCATCCCAATTAACAGGATAAACGTCGGCACTAGATTCAGGGAAGAACTAGGTGACATTGAATCTCTCGCCCAGTCCATAGAAACCGAAGGTCTCATTAACCCTATCACTATAGACCAAGATAATAACTTACTTGCAGGTGGTCGCAGACTAGCCGCAGTTATCATGCTAAAGTGGGATGAGATTACTTGTAATGTAATGCAGATAGACTCGGAAGGTGACCTACGCATTATCGAACTGATTGAGAACATCCAACGGAAGGAACTCTCTTGGTCCGAACAAGCTAATCTCGTTAGCCGCATCAATACCTTAATGAAAGAACAGAACGCTAGTTGGACTCAGAACAAGACAGCCGAATTACTAAAGATGTCACCTGGCCATGTGTCTGACCAGATTATGATTGCAGATGTTGCGGAGAATGTACCTACATTAGCCGAAAAAGCAACATTTAAGGATGCCGTTAAGATTTACAGAAGTCTCTGCACTTCGATAGCTGAAACAGAATTGACCGAGAGGCTACTAGACAGAGCAGAGAAAAAGATGCGACCAGAGCAGTCCAGTGAACTCTCAGAGCGTGATAAATTTGTCTCACTCAATGCAGATTCGTATAAAATTAGAGATGTATTCGATGGTCTTAATGAGGTATCTTTCGATCATTATGATTATGTAGAGATAGATCCTCCT